TTATCTCCTCAATATACTCCAAAAAATCATTGGCATTATTTTTCAATGTTTATAAACACTTATGAGCATTTTCATAATAAAGATGCTATAATAGAAAATAAAAAGTTTGAACATGACTTTCGATACAGAAAATTAGGAAATGAGATTTTACACTAACGTACAAATGGTAGGGGATCATTTCCTCGTTCGTGGTTATGAGGATGGAAAACACTTTGCTACTCGTGAAAAGTTTTATCCAACACTATTTGTAGATTCAAAAAGAAAAACAAAATATAAAACACTTGATGGTCTTTCCGTTGAACCAATTGAACCTGGCACTGTTCGTGATTGTCGTGAGTTTATAAAAAATTATAATGAGGTTGAGAACTTTAACATCTATGGAAATGAAAGATTCATCTATCAATACATATCAGACAAATATCCAGAGCAAGAATTAAAGTTTGATATTGAAAGAATTAAATTAACAACAATTGATATTGAAGTTAAATCCGAATATGGATTTCCTGATGTAGAATCTGCTGCAGAAGAAATATTGTTGATTACTCTACAGGATTATACAACAAAACAGATTCGCACTTGGGGTCTTGGTGCATTTAATAATAAACAAGAGAATGTTAAATATAAATCATTCACTACAGAATATGAACTCCTTACAGATTTCATCAACTGGTGGATGATTGAAGATAATACACCAGAAGTTATTACTGGTTGGAATAGTAAGTTGTATGATATTCCATATCTTTGTCGTCGTATTGACAGAATACTTGGTGAGAAACTCAAGAAGAGAATGTCACCTTGGGGATTGGTAACAGAAGAAGAAACATTTATTGCAGGTCGTAAACATATTTCATATGACATTGGTGGTGTATCACAGTTAGACTATCTTGATTTGTATAAGAAATTTACTTATAAGGCACAAGAATCATATCGTTTGGATTATATTGCAAGTGTTGAACTTGGACAAAAGAAACTTGACCACAGTGAGTTTGATACATTTAAGGATTTCTACACAAAAGGTTGGCAGAAGTTTGTAGAATATAACATCATTGACGTGGAACTTGTTGACCGTTTGGAAGACAAGATGAAGTTGATCGAACTTGCCTTGACGATGGCATATGATGCAAAGGTGAATTATGAAGATGTGTTCTATCAAGTAAGAATGTGGGACACAATAATTTACAACTATCTCAAGAGAAGAAATATTGTCATTCCACCAAAGAATCGTTCAAATAAAAATGATAAGTATGCAGGTGCATATGTAAAAGAACCAATACCTGGCAAATACGATTGGGTTGTTTCTTTTGACTTGAATAGTCTATATCCGCATTTGATAATGCAATATAATATTTCTCCAGAGACTTTACTAGATACAAGACATCCATCTGTTACAGTTGATAAAATTCTTGAAGAGGACATAACATTTGAAATGTATAAAGACAATGCTGTTTGTGCAAACGGTGCAATGTATCGAAAGGACGTAAGAGGTTTCTTACCAGAATTAATGGAGAAAATGTACAATGAAAGAGTCATCTTCAAGAAAAGAATGATTACTGCAAAAAAGAAATATGAAAAGACCCCAACAAAAAATCTTGAAAAAGAAATTGCAAGATGTAATAATATTCAGATGGCAAAAAAGATTTCCCTTAACTCTGCTTATGGTGCTATTGGTAATCAATATTTTCGCTATTATAAACTTGCCAATGCAGAAGCTATTACACTATCTGGTCAGGTTTCTATTCGTTGGATAGAAAACCGTATGAACAAGTATCTAAACAAAATTTTAAAAACGGAGAATGAAGACTATGTTATTGCCAGCGATACTGATTCCATCTACCTTAATCTTGGTCCTTTGGTCGAAACTGTATACAAAGGGAGAGAGACGACTAATAAAAGCATTGTGTCGTTCCTTAATAAGATCTGTGAAATGGAACTTGAAAAGTATATTACGAGTTCTTATGAAACGTTGGCGAACTACGTAAACGCTTATGACCAAAAGATGTTTATGAAGCGAGAGAATATTGCAGACCGTGGCATCTGGACAGCAAAGAAAAGATATATTCTAAACGTATGGGATAGTGAGGGTGTAAGATATGATGAACCAAAATTAAAGATGATGGGTATTGAAGCAGTGAAGTCATCAACTCCTGCACCTTGTCGTTTACTTATTAAGAATGCACTTAAGTTAATGATGAATGGAACAGAAGAAGATGTGATAGATTTTATTGATGAGTCCCGAAAACAATTCAAAAAACTACCACCAGAAGAGATTGCTTTTCCTCGCACTGCATCAAATGTACAGAAGTATAAAGCACATTCTACAATTTATGAAAAGGGAACTCCTATACATATACGGGGTGCATTATTGTTTAATCATTATGTGAAAGCGAAAAAGTTGGACAATAAATATTCACTCATCAGTAATGGAGAGAAAGTCAAATTTCTTTACCTCCAAAAACCAAATATTATTCAAGAGAATGTAATATCATTTATTCAAGACTTTCCTAGAGAACTTGGACTTGAGAAGTATGTTGATTACGATTTACAATTCGATAAAAGTTTTGTCGAACCACTCAAAGCAATCCTCGATGCAATCGGGTGGAATGTTGAAAAAACTGTAAACTTAGAACTATTTTTTTCCTAATGGAATTACCTATTAATGATCAAGATTTAGATACAATCGTAAACGCTCTTGCACTTGGAGGAGATGCACGACTATATCATCTTTTGAAAGAAGTTAAAGATGTCAGAGATAATAACCCTGACGGACCTTATAAAAAGATATTGAGAGATAAAGGAATAACTATTTGACCTTGACGAATTGAAATAAAAATAGTATAATAAAAATAAAATGGATTGTTGGCACTGTGGTACCGAACTTATCTGGGGTGGAGACCACGATTTAGAAGAAGAGTTTTATGGCGAAGATCATGCTTATGACTTTGTAACTAATCTTTCTTGTCCTAAATGTCAAGCATATGTCGAAGTACATCATCGTAAAGAGGGTAAAGAATGGATTTCTTGAAAGAAATAGTAAAAGAGATTGGTGATGATTTTACCAAAGTAGCACAAGATATAGATGAAACAGAAAGATTCATTGATACAGGAAGTCATATCTTCAATTCGCTTGTTAGTGGTTCCATTTATGGTGGTGTTTCTAGTAATAAGATCACTGCCATCGCTGGTGAAAGCAGTACTGGAAAGACTTATTTTTCCTTGGCTGTTGTCAAAAACTTTTTGGATACTAATCCTGATGGTTACTGCCTTTATTTTGACACCGAGGCTGCTGTCAACAAAGGACTACTTGAGTCTCGTGGGGTTGACCTAACACGAACTGTTGTTGTAAATGTTGTAACAATTGAAGAGTTTCGTGGTAAGGCACTTAAGGCAGTAGATATATACTCTAAGACAGATGAAGAGAATCGCAAACCTTGTATGTTTGTGTTAGACTCTCTAGGTATGCTTTCAACTGAGAAAGAAATTACCGATGCATTAAATGATAAGATGGTTCGAGATATGACCAAATCTCAACTTGTCAAAGGAGCATTTAGAATGCTCACACTCAAACTTGGTCAAGCAAACATTCCACTTATTGTTACTAATCACACCTATGACGTTATCGGATCTTACGTCCCAACTAAAGAAATGGGAGGAGGCAGCGGTCTCAAGTATGCTGCATCTACAATCATCTATCTTACCAAGAAGAAAGAAAAAGACGGAAAAGATGTCATTGGAAACATTATCAAGGCAAAGACTCATAAGTCACGTTTAAGTAAAGAAAACAAAGAAGTTGAAATTAGATTATATTATGATGACAGAGGACTTGACAAATACTATGGTCTTTTAGACTTAGGAGAGAAAGGTGGTCTCTGGAAAAATGTTGCGGGTTGATATGAGATGGATGGTAAAAAAGTATATGCAAAAGGAATATATAAGAATCCAGATAAGTATTTTACAGAAGAAATAATGCAAAAGTTAGATGATGTTGCAAGAGAAGAATATTCATATGGTTAAAGTATACGATAATATTATTCCTAATGTTACTTGTAAAAGACTTTTAGATTTATTTGAAAAAAATAAAGAACATCAGGAGTATATTAATGAAGATTATTGTCCTTGTTTTACTCAATTAAATTTGAATCAATTATCGTCAGATATAGTTCGTTCACTAGTTCCATATGTTCAAAAAGTATATAAAAAATATAAAAAAGATACAAAATCAAAATATATTCCACCACTAAAAGAATTAGAAGAGTTTAGAATTAAGAGATATTATAATAATGGTAATGAAAAATTTGATGAACACGTTGATGTCACTGACTATAATTCATCATTAAGAGCAGTAGCATTTTTATTTTACTTGAATGATAATGATGGAAATACTTTGTTTCCGTTACACAACTTGAATATTCAACCAGTTTCTGGTAGAGTAATAGTATTCCCCCCAACTTGGGAGTACCCACATACTGGATTACCACCAAAAAATGATTCAAAGTATATTATGAGCACATACATTCATTATGGAAAGAATTGAAACTACTATTCTCCGTAATTTAATTTTTGATGAGGAATACTCAAGAAAAGTTATTCCATTCATTCAACCAGATTACTTTGAGAATAAAACTGAAAAGATAATATTTGAAGAGGCAACACAATTTATTGTTAAGTATGATGCTGCAATTACAATCGAAGCACTCAATATTGAGATTGAGAATCGAACTGATTTAACAGAGGGAGAAATAAAAGAAGCAAGAGAAACTACAAAAACGTTTGATGATGCACCAGTAGATAATCAATGGTTACTTGATTCAACAGAGAAATGGTGTCGTGATCGTGCTATATATTTGGCACTCATGGAATCAATCGCACTTGCAGATGGACAAGATGACAAAAAAGGAAGGGATGCTATTCCTAGCATTCTCTCTGACGCTCTGGCTGTTTCTTTCGATAATCATGTAGGTCACGATTACTTGGAGGACTATGAAGAAAGATTTGAATCCTACCACAGGAAAGAAAGTCGAATTAAATTCGACCTTGAACTCTTTAATAAAATTACAAAGGGAGGTCTCCCAAACAAAACGCTTAATATTGCACTTGCGGGTACTGGTGTTGGTAAGTCTCTTTTTATGTGCCACCACGCTAGTTCTGTCCTTTTAGATGGTAAGAATGTTTTATATATTACTCTTGAAATGGCAGAAGAAAAGATTGCAGAAAGAATTGATGCAAACTTATTGAATGTAAATATACAAAATATAACCGAACTTCCCAAACCTATGTTTGAAAGTAAGGTAAATAATATTACAAAGAAAACTCAAGGAACTCTCATAATTAAAGAGTATCCTACTGCATCTGCACATTCAGGTCATTTTAAATCATTACTTAATGAACTCGCCTTGAAAAAATCATTTGTACCTGATATAATATTCATAGATTACTTAAATATATGTGCATCGTCACGTTATCGTACAAACAACAATGTCAACTCGTATTCCTATATTAAGGCGATTGCTGAAGAGCTCCGTGGTCTTGCAGTTGAGGCTAATGTACCTATCGTCTCCGCTACTCAGACGACTCGTTCTGGCTATGGTAGTAGTGATGTTGATCTTACTGATACAAGTGAATCCTTTGGTCTCCCAGCCACTGCTGATCTTATGTTTGCTCTTATATCTACTGAGGAATTGGAAGCGTTAAATCAAATAATGGTCAAACAATTAAAGAATAGATACAATGACCCAACAATCTTTAAAAGATTTGTTGTGGGGGTAGATCGTGCAAAGATGAGATTATATGATTGTGAACAAAAAGCACAAGATGATATTCTTGACAGTGGTAAGGAAGAAGAGTATAATGATATGAAACAAAAACCTAAAAAATCATTTGCAGAATTTAAATTTTAATGACTAAGAAAATTGACTTTGATAAGTACGCTCTATTCGTGGATGGTGTCACATCCGATTCCAGTAAGGATTATCAATGCTTTATTGAAAGTATTAGTTCCCTTGACGGAAAGGGTGCCAATATTCACAGGCTTCTTACTGCTGCTGTTGGCATTAGTGCTGAAGGTGGTGAGTTTATGGAGATTGTTAAGAAGATGGTATTCCAAGGTAAACCTTGGGATGAGCATAATAGAAAGCATCTTATTATTGAGTTGGGTGACGTTATGTGGTATGTGATGCAAGCATGTAAAGCATTAGATATTTCAATCGAAGAAGTGGTTGCAGGTAATGTAGATAAATTAAAGAAGAGATATCCTGGTGGAGAGTTTAATGTCTACCAATCAGAAAATCGTAAGGAGGGAGACCTATGAGGGATCAATTAATTAAAGCACTATTAGCTCATGCACAAGGTGACATACAGAAACATGTTGCAAATGTAGAAGTATACTTGACTAATCCTGCAGGTATTGGAGAACATTCAAACATAGTAGAAGCAATCGAAATAGAATTAGACATGATTGCTAAGTACCAAGATCAGATAGATGTGATACATACATATTTCAAAAAGTAATTTGAAATGAGTTTAACTTTACAAGAA